ATAATTACGCTATGCTCTGTAAATGATTTACTAAAACCATGACCACCGAAACCTGTCGTTCCGAACGCTGACATATTGCCTTGAGGTGTGGTCGTGTCTGTTGATGAAGTTTGACTAATCGGGTGGATATTTATTCTGTCTCTACCGCCACCCAAATATTCTGGACGCTGTAGACGCGCATCTGGTGATGTAACACCAAAGTGGCTTTGAATAATTTCTGTATATCGCGTACCACCTCTCGCATCTCGCTCATATAACCGTTGGATTTGAAACGCTTCGCGCAACTCATTAATTGTTGCTGCGGTCGCGTCTGACAAATCCGCATATAACCTGTTTGCTTCAGTTCCTGCCGGTGATCCCTGTAATTGCACATAACCGGTGCTAGCTACTAATTTAGTGTAAACATCGTTACCATCTAAAACTGAGGGTTCACTTGAATTTCCAACACCATCAGATTTGATACCGGCACTTCCTCCCAAAGGAAGATTGACAGCATCACCTTTTTGTGGCCAGGGCAGACATGACGTGAAATAATCATGCCGCTTGCCACGTTTCAACAATGTATAATCACTAGCTGTATCCGGTCCGTCGCCCTTACTTACTTCTACACTATCTTGAAGATTTTCGTCCCTAAACCATTCGTTCCAAATCAGGTTATACGCACGACCTACCAAATTGTTAAATGTCAGGCTAACACCTGTTGGAACACCTATATAATCATACAACGAGCCGTTTCCGGCTGTTGTTGTTACTGTTGGAATTAAATAATCAGTGCTATCGCCTGGATCTATTTGCTCTCCGCAAAATTTTTCCCAATTATCCCACACCAGACGGTGAGGGACTGCAAAGAAAAACGTTTCGATATGGATATTATCCATAATCGGATTGATAGGCGTTGCTAAACGACCAAACGCTGTTGTTTTCAGCGTAAATGTATCGCCTGGCAACGCCTCATCTACAAATATCGGCACAAGGTATCCTGCATCAAACGTTGTTTTTAAATCGTGACTACGATTAAACACACTTCTTTGAATTTCAGCCTTTGGAACACGGCTAAATTCATGTTTTAACTGACTTGGCAGATTTCCTTGTGGACCGAACATTCGTTTATTCTCCTGCTAACTGATCTAGTTCAATGATTGCCGCTTTACTCGCTTGATCGAATTCTCCCGTTGTTTCATCCAACTGACCAAGCCTATCCAATCGAAAGTCTTGCGGATGTCTGCTGAACGGGATGTCTTTTGACATTTGATCCTGTATAAATCGTAGAGCTGTGCCATCTGTTGTTTCCAAAAACGGTACGGTATACATGTTTGCGATTTTATCAAAAACACTAAACATTGGTTTTTTCATCTTTTTACCTCCTACAAGATGTTGTGTTAAATCTTGCGCATAATATACATTACAAGTCAATAATTTTTTTATACCTTGTTTTTACTAATTTTTGATTTTTTGTTCATAATTCTCGGATCAATATTTCGAGTCTCTTTTGTTTAACTGCTTCTTTTACCCAAAGTCTATCCATGTTTTCATCATACTGGTCAATGACTTCTGGTAATTCTTTTGCTCGTTTTTCTTTGATCTTTTCGAACTCTTCTTCTGACAATAAATTGTCATAATATCGTGGCGGTCTAATTTCATGTTTATTAACCACCACATAATCATGCGGATATACATCCGCTTTGTATTTATCGAACCATATTTTACCAATTCCTGGCTTTCGCGACATTGTCGCATATTCTGGTTCTATGGGTGTGCCCTCCCCTGTAAGGGAGTCCCACCTTACATAATGCTTTTCTGCATCTTTTCCTTTTATTTTTTTTGTTACATACCTCGCTACGTAGGCGCAGCTCTCCATTGTTACCTCGCCTATTGTCACGAACCCATATGGCCATAATTTGGCCAAGGTTTCGCTCGTATATAGCCGTATTTCATCTCTTACTTGAAATAGCTCTTTATCTTCGAAATCCATGCCAAAGATAATGGCATGGTAATGCGGACGGCTATTTTTTTCGCCGTACTCTCCGCAATGGAAATATCGTATTTTTTTTCCATACCTTTTTCTTAATCTTTTCATGAAGCGTTGGAATTCTGTTTTATCCAAGCTCCATGGGTTTTCTCTACTCTCTAAATATTCTGGTGACATTGTTAGAGTAAGAAAACAGCTATCCTCATGCATCTGTTTTTCGTGCATGAGTCTTATAGCCCATTCCTGACTATATTTGAGCCTGCAACCAATACATTGGCCGCATGGTAAATTAAAGCCCTTCGCATACGGGAAGGGCTTGTTAAATACTACTTTGCCCTCGTTGCGATACGCTAACAAAGGATGGTAGCAGGTCATTAGATACGATAACCACCACGCATCACTGTCGCGAAGTTTCTAGCCCGTACTTTAGTTGCTGTACGGCTAAACAGTTTACCGGATTTCTTCCGGCTCATTTTTTGACGGTACATTTACTCGCTCCTTTAAATACACGATCGCTTGACCGTTTACATTTGACATTGGCAATGCATCGAAAAGTATTTTTATATTTGTTTCATTTTCGAATGCTGTGCCGATGTTTTTAAATCTCATTACTCCTTGTTGGTCTGTTCTACCTACCAACACATCGAATTTAGTTCTTTCCACGTTTCCACCTCCTTGTGGTGTCACTCCGCACAGTTACATCAAGTGGTAACTGTGCGGCGCTCCTATTCGTCGCTTTTAACTTCCGCTTCTGCGGTTTTGATTTCTGCTGGTGCAGCATCGGCTTTCGGGACGGGAGGCGCTTCCGCTAGACCGAGCTGCACCATCTTTTCAGCGTTTTTTGGATCGGTTGCAAACTCAAAAAACTCTCCTGCATCGTTGCTAAAATATTTACGCACCTCCGCTGGCAATTCTGCAAACGATGCATTGGCGCTGTTTATCATATCCAGAGCTTCACGATATTCATTTAGTTCTGAATAATCTCCATAATGCGCGACACCGCGCGCTACATGGCTAATAATACCTGTCCGATCATGCTTTTTGATGATCGTTTTGATATCTGCTTCCTGGGCAAAATGCTGTTGGGTTAAACTTTCACCTGTTGTTTGAAACCCTTCGCGCTTACGCTCGTCATACGCCGTTTTAAATTTTACTTTTGTCATCATTTTGCTCCTGCTTGACCACCTTGGATCATTCTTTCAATAGCTCCGATTGCTTGTGTTCCAAGCAAATTCTTCGGACTATATTGCAACTCTGGCAAACTCATGTTTTTACGCTTAAGCATCGATGTTGTTTGCTTTTCTTGTTGCAACTTTTCCCGTTGAATTTTTTCGTTTGTTTTCAACAAACGTGTATTAGCAACATTTGCTTTGCTTCCGCTTATCGCTTGGATTTCTTGCGCTGTTGCTAAATTACGTTGTTGTTCCGATGACCGGCCTCTTGTTATTGCTTCTCCAATGTTTGGCGCCGCAGCCGCCATTGCTCCGCTTGGCGAGCTGGCGCCGCCTTGCTGATATGCGAGCATGGGGTTTAAACCCGCAGCCCGCATATCTGCCATAGAACGCTGATATGCCGTATTCGACATACGTTCTTGAAACGCTCTATTACGCTTAGCTTCGCTTTTATCAGCGTCTCTTTGCAGGACTCCGCCTACAAAATTTGATACTGCATCAAACATTGTTAACACATGCCTCCACCGCTATTGCTAATGCGCTAGCGCTAGCACACACAACGTCAGCCCAATCACCCAACTCGTTAGCCACAAGCCAAACCACAAGCGCACCAATAGCAATAGGGGCAACATACTTGCGAAATATATGGATAATAAGACTCCACTTAATGCTATCCATAACCACATCCTTAAAAATGATCTATTAACCCAGGTACGCTATATGTTGGCATTGGGCGCGCACATTTCAGATCGAAATATGCATCTAATAAAATATCTGGCTCTGTTGGAACTGCAACTACACGGTCAATTGGTGGATTTTCTTCAATAAACGTGCTGTTTAATGCTGGCAAAGCTGTAAAATCTTGTGCTAAATGCCAGACATCTAAACTTTGTGCATAATTGCTTCTAAACTGGCCTGTGATCATACTTGGCTTATAACGGTATTCTGCGAACCGTTCTTGATAACCAAATACGCCATCATCATCCGCTGTGCCTTGTGCATAAATTTCTTTATTAAGCACAGCTTGTTCGCCCAAATGGGCGAGGGCAGGCCAATAAAAATCCCACCGATCTTGCCGACTGAACATACGATTTAGACCCTGTTGATAGGTCAAATCTGCATATACGTTAATCATTCCGATAATTACGCTATGCTCTGTAAATGATTTACTAAAACCATGACCACCGAAACCTGTCGTTCCGAACGCTGACATATTGCCTTGAGGTGTGGTCGTGTCTGTTGATGAAGTTTGACTAATCGGGTGGA